ATGAAGTACATTGGTCTCAAGTTCCAGGCAGAGATGCTAAATGGAAAGAGGAGACAATGAAGAACACGTCCAAGAGACAGTTCGCACAGGAATTTGAATGCGACTTTCTTGGATCTGCTGACACTCTTATATCTCCATCTAAGCTTCAGGCTATACCGTTCAAAGATCCCATACAGAGCAATGCTGGACTTGATGTTTACGAAAGATCACAGGAAGGTCACGAATATATTATTACTGTCGATGTTGCCAGAGGTATCGGTGGCGACTACAGTGCTTTTATCGTGTTTGATATCACCACGCTTCCGTATAAAGTCGTTGCCAAGTTCAGAGATAATGAGATCAAACCTATCATGTTTCCGTCGGTCATCTTCTCAGTAGCAAAGGAATATAACCTACCTTATATTTTAGTAGAAGTAAATGACATTGGAGATAGTATTGCAGCAACATTAAACTATGATCTTGAGTATCCTAATGTATTGATGTGTGCTATGAGAGGTAGAGCAGGTCAGATAGTAGGTCAAGGATTCTCAGGAACTAAGACTCAACTTGGTGTCAAGATGAGTATCACAGTTAAGAAGCAAGGTTGTGCAAACCTTAAAGCAGTATTGGAAGAAGATAAATTAACATTCTGTGATTTTCATATACTTCAAGAGTTAACAACATTCATTCAGAAGAAGCAAGCATGGGAAGCAGATGAAGGATACCATGATGACTTAGTGATGTGTTTGGTTCTATTCTCTTGGTTAGTATTACAAGAATATTTCAAAGAGATGACTGACCAAGATGTCAGACGAAGGATATACGAAGAACAAAAGAATCAAATAGAGCAGGACATGGCTCCATTTGGATTCATTGATGATGGTATGGGTGATGATACGTTTATAGATGGTGATGGTGAGATGTGGGCTTATGGAGAGACTCAAGAAGAAGTCTCATATATGTGGAATTATTAAATGGATCTTGATGAACAGTTCGGTTTAGAACACCTACTATTCAGAGAAAGAACATGTCGAGTCTGTGGTAGAGACAAAGACTTGATGAATGATTTTTATTTAATAAGAAAAAATAAGAGAGGGAACCCATCTGGATATTCCTATGAATGTAAGGTCTGTACTATAGAAAGGATAGTAAAGAATAGAAAGAAAAAACACACCCCAGTCGAGTCTTATCCAGACTGGTAGTATGTTCATGCATTGTTTCCCCACTCAAAATACTCCTAGAGATAAATAATTTCAGGTAATTTGAATCATCTATAGGGGTTAAAAACATGGCAAGTCAAATCTCGCCTGGTGTAGTTCTTAGAGAACGTGATCTGTCCAACGCAGTTATTGTTGGCACTTCAAGCCAAACAGCAGCGTTTGCTTCAACTTTCCAGAAAGGTCCAATTGGTGAGGTTGTTTCAATCTCTGACCAAAAAGATCTACTCGGTGTATTCGGTAAACCAACTGATGCTAATGCAGAAGATTGGTTTGTTGCATCTGAGTTTCTGGGATACGGTGGACAACTGGCAGTTGTTCGTGCAGAAACAGGAGCACTTAATGCGGTAGATAACGGAGCAGCAGTTCTAGTTAAGAACACTGCTGACTGGGAAGGAGGCACAGGCTCGTCTAAAAAGTTTGTAGCACGTGGTGCTGGTACTCTAGGAAACTCACTCAAGGTAGTCGTTGTTGATAGTGGTGCTGACCAGTATCTAACATTCGCAGCAACACCTGCTGGAATTGGTGTCGATGACACAGTAACATTCGCTGGTGGTGCAACAGCAAAAGTCCTTTCTTGGGTTCCTTCAACTAAGACTGCTGCTGTAGTTCTTGCAGACCCTTCAACTAAGATTACAACTACCGATACATTAGACATTCCTGATACAGGAGTCGGTGCATCAGTTACTGGACTATCTGGTGGTTCAGGATACACCTCAGCAACTGCTGTTGCTACAACAGGTGGATCTGGATCTGGATTGACAGTTGATACTACAGTTGGTGCTGGTGTTCCATCTGCAATCACACTTACATCTGGTGGTTCTGCTTATGCAACAGGTGCTGGAATCGCAACCACAGGTGGTGGCGGTACTGGATTAACCGTTGACGTTGTTGTCGCTGGTGGTGTTGTTCAGACAGTAGCAATCAATAATGCTGGTACTGGATACACAGTTGGTGCAACAGTAACAATCGTTGGTGGTGGATCTAACGCAACATTCACAGTCGATGCAGCAACAGGTGCTGTAACTGGTCTTGTTATTAACGCTGGTGGTACTGGATATCTTGTTGGAGACACAATCACTGTTTCAGGTGGTGGTGCTGATGCAACATTCGATATCGCTACTGTAACTGACACACAGATTGCAATCTCTGCTGTTAGTGACTGGTATACCAATACAGAAATTGCTGGAACTGGACTTAAGTTAAGTGCAATTGGTCCTCGTCCTGGTACATCTGCATTTGCTTCTGACAGAAGTCTTTCTGGAGATGAAGTACATGTGGCAGTGATCGACACAACTGGTGATGTGTCTGGTGCTTCTAACACAATTGTTGAGCGTCTTACATATCTCTCAAAACTCTCTGATGCAAAATCAACAGAGGGTGGAAATGTGTACTACAAATCAATCATCAATGCTGAGTCACAGTACATCTATCACGGTGCTGCTCTTACAACAACAGTATCTGGTGCTGTATGGAACGCTGCTTCTGGTTCAGTATCTGGAGCACTTGCTGTTGGTGGTTCGATTGAAACATCACTTTCTTCTGGTACTGATGACTATGCATATACTGCTGGAGAGATCAGTGCAGCATATGACGAGTTTGCTGATAGTGAGAATACCGATGTTGACTTCATTCTTATGGGTGGATCATTAGGTAGTGAAGCTGATACTAAGAGCAAGGCACAAAAGGTACTTGCAGTAGCAGCAGGTCGTAGGGACGCAGTTGGATTTGTTTCTCCTTACAGAGGGAATCAAATTGGTACATCTGGTTCTTTGACTGCTAGACAGCAAAAAGATAATACTCTTGGATTCTTCAGTGGACTAACCTCCACATCATATGGAGTATTCGATAGTGGATACAAGTACATCTATGACCGCTTTAACGATGTATATCGTTACATTCCATGTAACGGAGACATTGCTGGTCTATGTGTTGCTACATCAACAGCACTTGATGACTGGTTCTCTCCTGCTGGATTAAGCAGAGGTGGAATCCGTAACGCTGTTAAGTTAGCATACAACCCATCTAAAGCAGACAGAGACGAACTTTATCAGAACAGAATCAACCCAGTTGTTTCTATATCTGGAAGTGGTATTACATTGTTCGGTGACAAGACTGCTCTTGCTTCACCATCTGCATTTGATAGGATCAATGTTCGTCGTCTCTTCCTCAACATCGAGAAGCGTGTAGAGAACCTTGCTAAAGGAGTTCTATTCGAACTTAACGATGAGCTCACACGTTCCAATTTCAGTTCTGCTGTTAACTCTTACTTGAATGAAGTTCAAGCAAGACAAGGTTTAACTGACTTCTTGGTTGTTTGTGATACTTCCAATAACACACCTGATGTTATTGACCGCAATGAGTTTGTTGCAGAATTATTCCTGAAGCCAACTCGTTCCATCAACTACGTAACAGTAACCTTCACTGCAACACGTACTGGTGTTTCGTTCGCTGAAGTAGTCGGACGCTAATTTGTCACGCTAAATAAAATCACAGAGGAAAAGACTAATGGCAATTATAAAGAGTAAGGTGTCAGATTTTCTGACTAAGGTTGCTCAGGGCGTTAAGCCTAATATGTTTGAGGTGGAGATCAATTGGCCTGGGCTAGTTGGTGTATCAGACACCATGTTGGTTAACATGTTATGTAAGTCAGCTGCTTTACCTGCTTCGAGTTTGGGAACTATTGAAGTTCCCTTCAGAGGTAGAACTGTAAAGATTGCTGGAGACAGAACATTCGATAACTGGACTGCAACCTTCGTTAACGATAAGGATATGAAGATTCGTGGATACTTTGAGAAGTGGTTGAACTTGATGAATTCCCATCAAGGAAACACTGCTGAATTATTCAATCCTGCATCTGGCACAGAAAAGTATACAGCCGATGTTTACGTTACACAGATCGAGAAGAATGCAACTGATGAAGGAACAAACTTAAGGAGATACAAACTCTGGTATGCGTTCCCAGTAAGTGTTTCTC